CCGCCCGGGCCGACGAGACCGCCAGGGAACTGGCCGTCATCACCGCCCGGATGCGGGAAGGGGACTACCAGACGGAGAAGCGGAAGCTCGCCGACATGGGCGTCCCCCCGTTCATCACCGAACTGGCGAGGCCGCTGCTCGAAGGCGCCGGGCGGGTGGTCGAGCTCGCCAACGGGAAGACCGCCGACGCCGGGCAGATCATGCGGCGGGTCCTCACCGAGTACGCCCAGCAGGCCCGCCTCCTCGACCTCGACGTCGAGCTGGGCTCCCCGATGGACGAGCCGGAAGACGCCGTGCGGGAGCAGGTGGCAACGTCGCGGGACGACGTGGTGTCCCGGTTCAAGCAGGCCACGGGGCTGAAGTAAGCCAGTGGCCCGCTACGTGGTGGTGACCCCGGTGACAGTCGCCGGGTCCGGGTACGGCCAGCCGGCCCGCCTGCTGGCAAAAGGCCAGGTGGTGGAACTGTCCGCGGCCGAAGTCGTCCAGGTGGGCGCGGGCAACCTCCGCGCCGTGACCGCCCACGATCAGCTCGCCGAAGGGCCGGCGGTGAGCAATGGTGACTAGCGAACGGTCCGCGTCACTTCATGGCCCTGGCCTCGGCGCGCCTCCTTTGCCCCTCCCGGCGGCACGCCTTGCACTCCCGGTGGCCGGACGGGCTGGTGTAGGTGTTCGCCTCGTCCCAGGGAGTCCCGCAGGCAACGCAGCACGGTTCCAGCTCCAGGGGCCGGCGGTTATCGACCTGCTCCTTCGCCGTGGCCCAGCGGACGTTTCCGGGCTCGTAGTTCCCGTTGACGTCGATGCGATCGAACGTGTAGATGGGCATCCCGCTCGGGTACTTTCCTTCCGGCTGCGGTCCGATCTCGGCCTCCACGTCGGCGATGAAGACAAGCACGTCATGCCAGCGATCGCAGACGCGGATACCACGGCCGCCGTAGTAGCGGTAGCCGGTCGCGGCGGGGATCTCGCAGCGCCGGAGGATCCTGTACCAGAGCCGCAGCAGGGGATGCTCTTCCCCGCGTGCGGAGAGGCCATGGCCGTCGATCCGGGTCTGCTGCCGGGCTTTCTGCTCAGGAGTCAGGTTGCCGAGCACCCTGGCCGCCCGCGCTCTGCCCTCGGGTGTTCTAGCGGACATCGGCCCGGGGGAGAACTCGCACGTCTTCCCGCACGTTTTGACCCGCCCGTTGAACAGGTTGGACAGCGCGACCGTGACCGTCTGCCCGCAATCACACAGGCACACGGCGGCACGCCAGCCACCCGGCTTAGCGGGCGTGACACCCGTCAGGACGCCGGTTTCGGTCACCATCAGCCTGCCGAACCGCTGCCCGACGTCCACGAAAAGCCTCGGCTTCGGCCCGTTCCCCGTTCCGCCCATGACGTAACACTACACGCAATTCGGGCGGGACACCAACCACCGACGTGTCGAACAGCGACTAGGCATACGAGAACTGAAGGGGGCGTGGCCGCATGACTGCGGTACTCCCGCATTACACCAGGGGGCCACGGAACCTCCAGGTCTCCACCCTGATCTTCGGCGGCCAGTTCGTCATGCCGACCACCCAGGGGTACGGGACCACGGACCTGACCGTGAAGGTGGCCACGTCCGCGACGGTCTACTGCTCAGGCGTCGCCGGCGCCGACGCGAACGTCATCTCCACCCAGACCGGCGCCGCGAACGCCTACGGCGACCCCCTCATCGACATGTCCGTCCTCACGGACTACGTGCCCGTCTACGCGGGCGGGTGGGACATCTGGGTCTGGTACGTCGGGCAGGCGTACACCGACCAGAAGCTGATCATCGGCGCGACCGGCGGAGCGGTCACCGGCGCCGGCGCGGGACCGGCCGCGGACCAGGTGGTGGCCGTGTGCACCCACCCGGGCGGCGTGTCCAGCGCGATGCTCACCCAGCAGATCGGCGGCACCGGGGCCGCATCCTACTTCCTGGGCCGGGCCCGGGTCCTTTAAGAGAGAAGGACTGACCAGATGCCATCTGGCGCGAGGGGCTATAGCGACGGCCCGAGAATCACAGTCAACGAGCTGCTGAAAGACCCCCTGGTCATTCCGGCGCTCATCCTGGATATCACCGCCAACGAGTTCATCATGGACTCGGTGCTGCGGATGGGCGGCGCGGCCCCTTCCGGCGCGGTCCGCTACTCGGAGTCCACGCCGCTTTACGCCGACGATTTCCCGGAGATCAGGCCCGAATTCGGTGAGGTCCCCGTCGTCCCGACGTCCATCGGCGTGCCCCGGGTGGTGTTCACTCACGAGCGCGCCATGGCCATCATGGTGTCCGACGAGATGCGGCGCAGGCAGGCCATCGACCCGGTGACCCGGCAGCTGCTGCAGGTCAAGAACACGATGGTGTACTCGTGGAACACCGCCTTCTACTCCGCCGTCGTGGCGAACGCGTCCATTCAGACGCTGGCCGTGGCCAATCCGTGGGCGAGTGCTTCGGCCACTATCCGGGCGGATATCGCGCAGGCCGTATATCTGGTCGAAAACGCGAATATCGTGTCCCCGAGCGGGGTAACACAATGGCTCGGATTCGAAGCCGACACGCTGATAATCAACCACGGGACCAAGAACACGCTTCTGCAAAGCTCCACGTTCGCGGCGCCGTACATCGGCGATATCGCGTCGGAATCCCTTCTTTACACGGGGACTCTGCCGCAGAAGATATTCAACCTGGACGTGCTCGTGTCCCGCCAGGTGCCGGCCGGAAACGCGATCATCATGCAGCGGAACCGGGCCGGTTTCTACGCCGATGAGCTGCCTTTCATCGCAGGGCCGCTTTATCGCGACGAGAGCCGCAAGACCTGGCGGTCGGACACTCAGCGTAGTTCGGCCGTAGGGCTCGACCAACCGTTGGCCGTGTCTTTGCTGTCCGGGGTCTGATTTCGAACACATAACCGAGTACGGAGAGTTACTATGAGCCGGGAACGCGAACGGGACGGGGGGCGTGACGAGATGACCGCGCTGGCCGAGACCGTACGTGAACTGCGGGAGGAAGTCGCCAGGCTTCGCGCCGGGCAGGCCGCGCACCACTGCTCTTGCGTGCACTACCACTGGGCCGGCTACCCGGCGGCCCCGTCTGTGCAGCCGTACACCCCGCCGTACACCATCACCTGCGAGTCCCCGGTGTTCAGCACCGTCACGACCACCAATGTCCCGCAGTACCAGACCTTCACCCTGAGCAACTGAGGAGACGGAATGGCAACCGCAGTCACCGAGCCGGCACCGCTTTCCGCCGAGGAAACAGCCACCCTCGACAAGCTCCTGGCCCGCGCCACGGGCGCACCCGCCACCCGCGTAGGCGAGCCCTACCAGGCCCTCATCTGCCTGAGTGTCCCCCGCCGCGGCGACAAGGACCGGGCCACCGATCTCGTATACCCCGGTGAGATCGTGCACCTGACCGAGGAAGAGGCCCGCCAGTTCAACCGCAAAGGCGCGCGGGACGGACGGCAGGTCGACGTGGTGCGGAAGGTGTCCGGGCCGGACGGCACGCATGAGCCGGTCCCGGTAGTCCCGCCCCGCGCCGTGTCCGGCCGCCTGTTCCGGCCGACCACCCCGCCTCCCGGTTCGGACGCCCCCCGCCCCGACCCGGACGGCTCGAGCGCCGTCCAGTTCCTCGCCGGGGACATGGGGAACGCCCCGGAAGGTTCCGAGGCTTCCCGCCCGGACGCGTCGGAGATGGCCGCGCACCTGACCGAATCGGCGACCGACGCCGTGGATCTCCCGCCGTCCCGCCGCGTCCGGCCGCAGGGAAGCCGATAACCCATGCCCTGGATCGGAGGCACGATCGAGCCGCTGGAGGTAGCCGGCCTGCGCTGCCCCCGCTGCTGGTTCGCGGGCCCGATGGCGCCGTACGCGGCGCTGACATACCGGTGCCTGCGGTGCGAATGGCCCTTCACGCTGGCCGCCCCGGCTGTCTCCTCCCCTGCCGTCCCGCTGACCGCCGTCCCGGTCACGAACGCCACGGGCACCGTCGCGGCGGTCACCATCACCGGCGGCACCCTCACGTTCGTGTACGTCAACGCGGTGCAGGCCGGAACCACGGCGGGGACGTACCTGGTCCCGGCCGGCGGGACGATCTCGGTCACGTACTCGGCCGCGCCGGCATGGGCGTGGGCGCTGCCCGCGATCTCCGCCGGCGTGTCCGCCGGGGCGGCGGCGCTGCCGTTCACCGCCGGGGGCACCAGCTTCACGGCGGGGCAGGTGCTGATCATCGACCCGTCCGGCACTTCTGACGTGGCGGTCGTCACCGGCACGCCTACAGCCACTTCCGTGCCGGTGGGCGGGATGGAGCTCGCGCACCTGTCCGGGGTCCTCGTCACCGTCGCGCAGCTCACCCCGGCGCTGGCCGGCGACGCCGTACCGCAGACCGCCTACTAGACCGCAGGGGGGTGACCGCATGACGCTGAACCGGTACATAGTGACATCCGATGTCACCATTGCCGCAGGCACCGGCAGTTCCCCGGCGTCAGGACCGGCGACCTCGGCCAGCGGAACCACCTCCGCGGCACCCGCAGCCGGGACCGTGATCACCTCCGAGGCCGCCGCGACGGGAACGTTCCTGCTGTCCTGGACGTGCACCCTGGCCTCAGCCGCAGCGGCCGGGGACGCCGGCAACTTCGGCCTGTACTCCGGGACGACGCTGCTGGCCACGTCGGTCAACGCGGGGACCGTCGGGTCCTACCCGCAGCAGGCGGTCACGACCTACATGGGGGCCGGCGCGGCGGTCACCGTCCAGGTCATCGCGGCGGGGTCCGCCGGGTCGGTGTACAGCGCGGCACTGACAGTGACGCCGCTGATGGCCGGGGACACCAAGGGGGCCGTGGCGTGGGACGGGTCCGGTTCGCCGGCGGGGTGGACGCCCGGCGGGTTCCCCGTCAAGTTCCTCCAGGGCACGCCGCTGATCCTGGACCCGGCCGGGGATCTGTACAGCGCGATCGGGGCCGGGAACCTGCGGGCCTGGGTTGACGGAACGGACACCTGCGGTCACGGGCATTGGGGGGCACTCGCAAATTGAGCTCCATCCAGCCGCCTACTGGCCGCAACTACGACGCTACGGAGATGGCCCCGTGATCATGCAGCCAGCGGTACCCGCGACGAGCCCCGGCGGGACCACCAACACCGTCGTCAACACATCGGGCGGAACCGCGTACGTGAGTGTCGGCGCGAACGGCGCGACGATGGCCAACTACTGGGTCAACGGCGTGTCCGTGGCCACCACCGCGACCGCTTACATGATGACCGTCCCCCCGGGCGCCACGTGCGCTTTGCAGTACACCGGCGCGACCCCGGTCTGGTACTGGTCCGCGATCACCCCGGCGCTGCCCGCCTCCCCCGCCACAGTCGTGAACACCACCGGCCGGAACCTGTCCGCCGCGTTCCTCGGCGCCGGCGCTGTTACCGCGGTCACGGTCAACGGCCTGACCACCGGGATCACCCAGGCCCCCGGGATGCAGCCCGCCGCCGCGGCCACCGGAGGGGTGCCGCTGCCCGCCGGCGCCACCATCGTGGTCACCTACACCGGGACCGTGGCGTGGGCGTGGCTCGACAGCCTGGACATGTCCGGGACCAGCTCCGACGGCACCGCCTACGCGCAGTCCAACATCGTCCCCGCGTCCGGCGCAGGCGGGTACTCGTCGCTGAACACCCTGCCGTACGCGCCCCATGCTGCAAGTGGCTTCAGCGGATGGGGGGCCGGAATATCAAACTAAGCCGCCCGGTCCGGCAACTCCAGACGGTCGCCATCCCACCCGACGGTGCCGTCGTCCGCCGTGACCCTTTCTCTGACAATCAGGTCCCCGGAGGGAAGCGTCACCGTCGGCACATCGGATGGCGGCGTTATCAGCGCCAGTACGGTCGTCTGCAAGCTGAGCGCCAGGCCCAGCAGTTCATCGGCGTAGATAACTCGCCTGGCCGTCTCCGCATCGCTGACGGTTTGCCGATGCCAGGTCTTGAATCCCAGTGCCTGCATCCGGGCGGCGAGGGATGGCCCTCCCAGGTGCAGTTTCGCTCTCTGCCCGGCAACGTTCCAGGCCAGGACCTCCTTGTAGGACTGCGGCGCCCTCGCTTGAGCACCCCTTACCGGGTGATCTTGCCGGTTGTGCCGCTGTTGCAGCGCCGTCGCCCATCGGACGTTGCCCGGCTCGTAATTGCCGTCGTTGTCGATGCGGTCAAGCGTGTAGAGCGGCATGCCGCTCGGATACCTGCCTTCCGGCTTCACGCCGATGCTCGACTCGATATCCGCGATGAACGCAGCCAGGTCGCGCCAGCGTTCGCAGACCTTGATGCCGCGCCCCCCGTACCGGGGAAATTGCGGGGCGGACTCCTTGTAGCAGCGGTCCATCATGCCGCCCCACGTGGCGCGGAGCGGATGGCCCGAAAGCCCGTGCCTGACGCCGTGCTCCCGCTGCCAGCAGCCGCAGGACCCGCTGGCGCCGCTGTTCAGGTTGGACAGCGCAACCGTGACTACATTCCCGCAGTCGCACTGACAGACGGCGGCACGCCATCCCGCAGGCTTGGACGGACTGACACCAAGCCGGGCATCGCTGTTCAGTACGACCAGCCGGTTGAATCGCTGTCCTACCTGGACGAATATCCGCTGCTTAGCTCCCTTGCCGATCACTTCTGGCCGTCGCCCTCGGGCAGCGCCGGGAGTGTCAACGCCAGCCGGTCGCGCACGACTGCGCTGACCGACCGCTCCTCGGTGTATGCGGCCAGCCGCAACCGCTCGTACAGGTCATCGGGCAGGTCCACACTGATTCGCTTCATGGAATCCATGATACCGGAAATCCGGGAGATGGCGGCCTTATGTCCCAATATCCTCAGCGGGTACTTACTGACACTTCCGTAACATGGGATTCCCATGCGAACGGCGCGGAGCGGGCAACCTTCACCCGTCACGGAACGGTCGTCGACGTGGTGCCCGGATCGCTGCTGGAAGCCGCCTACGGGCCGTCCGTCCTGTCCGGCGTGATCCCTCTCAGCCAGCGCGGCAACGAAGCCTGCCTGAGCCAAGCGTGCGTAAGTAACTAGGAGGCAGTCGTGAGCGTGCCGGGGGTGAAGCCGGGGATGGCGTCCCGCCTGCCCTTCGCCGTGGCCGCGCTGTTCTTCCTGGCCTCCGCCCTCACCACCTGGCACCACCCGGCAACGGTTGCCTCTGCGGGCATGTGGCTGTTCTTCGGCGGTGTGGCCGCTGTCGCGGCCGGGGCGGTGACGAGCCCGTGACCCGGTACAGAAAGAAGCCCGTCGTTATCGACGCTGAGCGCGTCGACCGGGACAAGCTGCACCGGCTCAGCCCGGAGTTCCGTGCCGCCGTCTGCAACGAGGTGTGCGACCAGGGTGAGCGGAAGTACGAGAACGGCCGATCGATGCCGCACGTCCACACGCTCGAAGGCGCCATGCACATCAGCGACGGGGACTGGCTGGTCAAAGGCGTCCAGGGCGAGTTCTACCCGGTGAAAAGTGACATCTTCGCGGCCACCTACGAGCCGGTGATCGCGTGACGACCCCTGTTGCTAGCGGCGTCCTGTACGCGTCCGTCGCTGACCTGCGGAACGTCATGAGCGGGACAGACTCCGGGACGGGCACGGCGGCGCAGCTCACCGACGCGCAGTTGGAGCTGGCGCTTTATGCGGCGAGCAATCGCGTGTCGGTGTACGCGGGCAACCTTTACGACAGTTCCGTGCCGGAGGCCGTGCCCCCGCCTGTCCTGCATGATCTAACGCTCGATCTGGCGTGCTTCTGGGCGTACAAGACATATCTCAAGAGCAAGGAAATCACGGCGACCCACCCCGTGTACATCGCCTATCGCGACGCAATGGGGATCCTGGCCGACGTGAGAAAGGGCGTCGTCCTCCTCGATCCGGCGGCGGCTCCGGGAATCGGCATGGAAACGGGGACGGTCATCAACCGCCTCCCGCCGATCTTCACGGGCCGGGACAGCAACACCAGAGTGTCGCCTGTGACTGGTGTTCTCGAAGCCGATGTCCCCCTCGGCCAGTGGTCCCCGCGCGGCATGGGCTGGGGCGACGGGGCGGGGACGGTGTACGAGGGATGACCGGCACCGGGACGTTCAACGCGCGCATAGACGCGCTGCGCAGCATGGTCGGCAGCGGCGTACTGACCGGCTCAGTTACATGTGACCAGGTATACGCACATTTTCAGCACGAACGCGCGGACCTGCATCATCCTCGCGGCGGCGGCCCGTTCTTCCTTTCGAGACCGCTGATGGAACATTACCGCGACTACCTGGACGACTACGCCAAGACCGTGCTCACTGACGGCGGACAGCCCGCGATGAAGCGCAGCATGGAACATCTTTCCGATCAGGTCGAGGTCACTGCGCCGCGCGAGTGGGGCGACCTCCTCGCATCGGGCCACCCCGCCGTCACGCAGAACGATCATGTGATCTATGACCGGCCCCCGAAGGTCGCCCGGCTCACGAGGCAGGAATTGCGGGCCAAGAGCCGGGCTGTCCTGCGGGCGCGGCTCGCTGCCGGCCTAAGTGTCTACTTCACCCGTGATGGCAGGGTCATCCGCATCCCCGGCAAGAACGAACCCCACGAGATGCGGGGCCGGCTATGAGCCACACCGCGCCCACCGTCGCCGTTGAGCAGGTCGTCTGCGACTGGATCGCCTCCCTCGGCTGGGATAACAGGCAGGAGCTTGGATTCCCGCTGTACGTGGGCCCGGAGATCATTGCGGACCCCGACAAGGCCGTTTTCATCACCGGGACCGGGGGCCCGGGCTTTACGACCGAGGAGCCGGCGACGGACGCGGTGACGTTCCAGGCGCGCGTCCGGGGCCCGGCCGATGACCCCCTCGCCGCCCGGCTGGCCGCGGACACCCTGGACGCGCTGATCCTGTCCGCTCCTTTTCCTGCGCAGGTAGACGGGACGCAGATTGTCCACGTGCACCGGCTAGCCGGTCGGCCCGCCATGCTCCCCCTTGATGAGTCCGATAAAAGGTTTGAATGTACTTGCTCCTACATAATAGTAATAGGAGTGTGATGCGATTATGCCATTCGAGCCACGAGAGAAGCACTGGGCATGGAAAGGCGACGACGCCGGGTACGGCGGTCTCCATCTCAGGGTCAGAAGAGAACGCGGTCCAGCGTCAGATTACAAATGCGAATGCGGCAACCAATCGCAGGAATGGTCGCGTATCGCCGGGCGGGACGGCTGTGACGTGCAGGATTACGTTGCTAAGTGTCTTTTCTGCCACAGAGCGTACGACAAGTCCAACGGCGGGACGGGCTCATGGCCGAGAGGCGAGGGCTGCTGGAACAGTGTACTTACCGCTGACGACGTGGAAGACATCCGGGTTCGCCACGGATTTTTCGGCGAGGGAAGCACGGCAATCGCCCGTGAGTACGGCGTATCAAAAGGAGCGGTGGACGGCGTGATCCACTTCCGCAATTGGCGTCATTTGAACGCCTGTGAGATAGGAGTTTAGATTGGCTACCGGACCGCGGCTCGCCGTCATCCCCGCCCTGTTCAACACCGGCCCTGCGGTGTCGGTGTTCCCGCTCTACGCGACGGTCGGCGCGGCCGGGGTGGACGCCGTAGGCGCCGGCGGGACGGCCTTCGCTACCGCCTGGGGCACAAACCTGGGCGTCATGATCCCCAATGTCAGCAACGGCGGGGTGTGGCTGTACTACACGTGCGGGGCCGTCACTCCCTCCTATCAGGTGCTGATCGGGAACGTGGCGGGGACCTCCGGCCAGGTGCCGCCCGCTACCGCCGAGGCCGGCACGCTGGTCACCTCCTCATCGGGCTGGCTGGGGCCGTTCAGCCCGTCCACGTACAACCAGGAATCGCCGACCACCGTGACCTACACGGGGGCGATCAACACGACCGCGCTGACCGCCGCCGCGCAGGGCTGCGTGGTCATCGACTTCTCCGCTACCACTCTCCTGTGTGTCCGCGCCTACCAGTTTGTGACGGTGACCCCATGAGCGAGACCAGCACCCCGGCATCATCCCCGCCAGCGCCCAAGCCAGCGGCGCCGCCCGCGCAGACCCCGGCGCAGGTGCCAGGCGCGGCGGCAGGCGACACGTCGGCGGCGCTGGCGGCGCCCGTCACCGCCCTGGCGTCCGGGCCTCCCGCGGCGGCGGAGGACCAGTCCGGCCTCGCCGCGAAGCTCGAGGAAGAGCTCGCGAAGCTCCGCGCCGACGCGACCGCCGGGGAGAAAGCGGTCATGCGGGTCCTGGCGCCCCACTCCTCCATGACGTGGGGCGGGGTCACGGTCACCGACCAGCCAACCACTGTTCCGGCGCACACGGTGCCCGGCCTGACCGAGGCCGCGCTGAACGCCGGCGTCAAGATCATCCAGGAGCACTGATATGGCGATCGTCCCGCTCAACTACGCCCCTCCGGCGTACACGACCACGAACGTGCTGTACGGGGTCGGGGTGCTGTTCACCGCCCCCACCGGCACCGCGGTGCCCGGCGACGCCTATCTCGGGTACGGCACGTCGTGGACAGGCCTGGGCTGGAACTACGTCGGCGGCACCCTCGACGGCGTGACGCTCACGTTCGCTCCCACGACCCAGAACATCCTCATCGAGGAGCAGCCGACACCGGTCGGCGTCGCCGTCTCGACGGCGGACCTGACGGTGACCTGCAACCTCTCGGAAGAAACCCTGAACAACGTCAGCCTGGCGTGGGGTAACTCCGGGACGCAGGCGACCACCGCGGCGGGGGCCAGCCAGCCCGGCAAGACGGTCCTCACCCTCTCCACGGTGTTCCCGTCGCTGAGCGTGGCGCTGATCGGCAAGAACCAGTCGGGGTACGCCAGGGTCCTCTACGTCCCGACCATGATCAGCGCCGGTCAGGTGCAGACGGCGTACCGCAGGGCCGCGCAGCAGCGCGTCTACCCGCTCACCCTGTCCGCTATCTGCCCGTTCAGCAGTATCACGTGGTCGGATCTCACAAGTTTGGCCACCTCGTAGATCTTATTTCGAACATCGCTCCGGGAGGAGCCTGGCAGGGGGGGAAAGGTCATTGGCAGCATTCAGCGCGGAGTCCGTAGCCGAGGAGCTCGGCTACACGTTCACCTACAAGGTCGGGGACAAGGTGATACCGGGGCCGTCCGGCGTGATCGACGAGCCGACGGACAGGCAGATCGCCAAGTTCCTGACCGGGGTCAAGAAGGTCGTCAAGGAGTCGGAGGACAAGCTGCCCTCCACGGCGGACCCCGCCAACCCCGCATCGGTGACAGACGCCCTGGACGACCTGAACCCCGAGGACGTCGTGAGCTTGATGGGGAAGATGGCGCAACTGTACGCCGACCTGTGCTCCGGGTCGCCGTCCAAGGCGGAGATCCTGGCGCTGCCGATGCGGCGCAGGCAGGCATTCTACGCCTGGCTGCAGCAGGAGGTTATGTCCCCGGAAGCCGGACCCGGCGCTGGGAGAGCGCGGCCGAGCTCCCCGCTGCGCGCAGTCGCCGGGTAATCCTGTACTCGGTCCGCCGCTACCTGAACTTCACCGAGGACGACTGGGACGATCTGTCGTGGGACCGGCAGCGGGCCTACCTCGAAGGCATGTCCGAGGACGAAAGCGTGCCGTTCAGCTTCCAGGCCGCTGCTTCCGCGCCGCCTGAGGGGCCGTACGGGCCCACGGTGCGGACCGGGGTCAAGACCGGGGCCGACGTCATCGACCTGGCCGGGATGATCGAGCAGATGGAAGCCGCCCGGCAGCCGGGGGGCCGGTGATGGCGTTCAATCCGGCGCGCTTCCCGTGGCGGACGGGGCGGCACGCGGGCCGCACGATTTACGTGCAGCTCACAGCCATCCCGTCCGACGATGATCCGCTCATCGGGCTGATGGACACGCCGGAGCTGGCGCAGGCCGCCTGCGACGGTCACAACCTCTTCCTCGACCGGGGAGGTGAGCAGCATGGCCTTTGACGCTGGGTCCATTGAGGCGAGACTGTCGATTGACACATCGAAGTTCGATGCCGATCTCGCCGCGGCCCGCGCCAAGCTCGACGCGCTGACCAAGGACCGCGAGGTCCGCGTCGCCGCCGTTTTCGACACGGCCAGCCTGGGCCGGGCCCGGCGTATGTTCGCCGATCTCGACAATATGATTTCCCGCGACGCCGCGCAGCGCCTCAAGTCCTCGCCGCAGGGGTCGGTGCTGGGCACGCTCAACAGCCTGTTCAGTCCCCACCCGGTGACCGGGGCACCCACCGCGCAGTCCTCCGCGCAAGGCGGCCTGCTCGGCCGGATGATCTCCGACCCGGGCGGCGGCGGCACCGTCACCCCGGTGCAGCAGGTGCTGCAAGGCGGCGGCGTCCCGCAGGACCAGTCCGGCTACATCCGGCAGGTGATCACCGGTCAGGGCCAGGCGGCCAGCGGCCCGGGCTCGGAGCAGGCCGCCGGGGACCTTGAGGCCGCAGCCGCCGCGGAGAAAGCCGCGGCAGCCGCTGCGGGGAGCGCCGCCGCTGACACCGCCGACGCGGCCGGGCAGCTCAGGGACGCCGCCGCGGCCCTGCGGTCGGCCGCCGCGGCGCTGCTGACCGGGAGTATCCAGTCGATGCTCAGCGGCCCCGCTCCAAACGCGGCGGCTGCCCCCGTCGCGGTCCCCGTCCCCGCAGCCGCGTCGCCGTCCGCCGCGCCCGAGGCCGCCGCGGCGCCGTCCCCCGCGGCCACGTCGCCGGCTGCCGCCCCCGCCGAAGCTGCCGCGGCGCCGGTCACCTCCGCCGGGGGCGCGGGCGGCACCGCGGGGACGGACGCGGGCACGCAGGCGGCGGAGCAGCTTGACACGCAGGTGAAGCAGGCATCCGCCGACTACGCGACGCTGCTCAACCAGATGGCGGCGCCGCAGCGGCCCGCGATCCTCGCCGCGATCCCGCAGCTCGAGCAGCTCGAGCAGTTGCTCGCGCAGGTCACCGCCGCGATGAGCGGACCCGGGCAGGCCGGCGCGGATGCCCTCGCCGCGTTCCAGTCGCAGCTCCGGGAGTCCGCGACGGCGCTGGACGCGTTCCAGCAGCAGGCCGCGTCCGCGTCAGGGCAGCTCGGGGACCTGGACAGGGACATCGCGGGCACCCCGCCGCTCGATGTGGACAACGCGCAGGCGCTCGCGGCGATCGCGCAGGGACGGGCCGCGTTCACCGCGCTGAAGGCGATGCTGGCGCATGGTGTGCCGCTGGACGTGAACAACGCGCAGGCTCTCGCCTCCGTCGCGCAGGTGGCAGCGGCGGCGGAGGCGCTGAAGGCGGCGGTTGCCGGGACGCCGCTGGCGGGCGGCCAGGCCGGGAACGTCACCGTGAACGTCGCCGGGGCCGCCGTGGCCACGCAGCAGGCGGCGGGACTGCAGAAGGCGCTGACGGGCGTCAGCGTCGCGTCGGCGTCGGCGGCGCTCAGCATGGGGAAGCTCGTCGGGGTCGCCAAGGACGCAGGGGAGGCTGCCGAGGGGGGGAGCAAGGGGTTCTTCGACCTGACCCGGCAGGTGCAGCTGTGGGCGGGGGCGTTCGGGTCCACTGAGCTCATCGGGCAGGTGCAGCTATGGCACATCCTGCTCGACGGCCTCATCGAAACCTCGGTGATCGTGGTCGAGACGACGCTGACGATGGCGCAGACGATCATCACGACCCTGCCGATCTGGGAGCAGCTTGCCAGGAACATCAAGGCTGTCGACGAGGTAGCGCACACGTTCGGGATGAGCCTCGGCCCCGTCCACATCGGCCTGTCCCAGCTGCAGAAGGATCTGCAGCCGGGGATCCTGGAGCTGTACGGCGGGGTGATGGGGCTGGTCGGGAAGCAGTCCTCCGTCGCGGCGGGCGGCATCCAGATGGTCGTGACCGGGTTCGACACCTGGATAGCGAAACTGGACCTGTTCCAGAAAGCGCAGGGCGCCTCCGGCGCGATGCTGGTGTCCGGCTACAACATCATGAAGCAGCTCGCGCAGATCCTGGACACGCTCGGGGTGGCGTTCGAGAACCTGCTGAAATCCGACCCGGGGACCGTGCATTACCTGCTGGACCTGGTGGAGGGCGCCGCGAAGCTCGTGCAGGTGTTCTCCGAGATCCCCGCGCCGATCCTGAAAGCGGTCCTCGGCATCCACGCGTTCCTGCTGTGGGGCGGGCTGCTCGCCGACCTGGCCGTGAAGATGGTGTCGCCGCTGTACTCGCTGACCCTGGCCCTGGGCGGGGTGGCCAAGGGGGCGGGAGCGCTCGCGAACGTCGACAAGGACGCGGGCGGGTTCACCCGGCTCGGGGCGATGTTCACGGACCTGTCGGGGGCCGCGTCGAATCTCGGCCAGAAGTTCATGAGCCTCGGCTCGGTCATCCTTCTCCAGCTCAAAAGCTGGGGGCTGTTCGGGTCCGCGGCCCAGCAGGCCGCCGCCGAGACCAAGGCGGCGATGGCTGAGATCGAAGCCTCGACAGCCGCCGAGGGCGAGGCGATGGCGGGGCTCGCCGCGGAGGAGGACGTGGCGTCGGAGGCCAGCGGCGGGCTGCTGGCCAAACTCGGCGCCCTGGCGCTGAGCCCGTGGGCCTGGGCGGTCGTGGCGGCTGCCGCGCTCGCCGACGTCGTGTACGAGGCCGGCCGGGCCAGCGCCAGCGTGACCGGCCTCATCGGCACGCTGAACACCGGGATCGCCTCCGACAACGCCAGCGCCGCCATCCTGCAGATCAACTCCGCGATCGGGACGCTGAACACGTCGATCTCCCAGGTGAGCACCGCCCAGATCATGAAGGGCTGGAACACCCTGGGGGGCACCGCCAACTCGTTCGGCAAGGACGCCCTCGCCTTCGGCCAGGACTGGACCAAGTCGTGGTCCGACTTCGCCGGCGGCAACGTGATCGGTTCCGTGGAGAACCTCGGGAAGGCCGTCAAGGGCATCTTCGTCCCCGGCCAGGGCGCCGCGATCCAGGCGACGGACAACATCAGCGCCTACAAGGGCGCGATCATCAGCCTGTCCAAGGAACAGACAGCCCTGTTCTCCGAGACCGGCAGCCTCATCACCCAGGGCTACTCCTACTCCGACGCCCTTGCCCTGATGGACCTGGCGGGCGTGAACGCCGGCGACTCGTTCGCCCTGATGCAGCAGAAGGTCGCCAACCTGATCTCCGGGTACAAGGAGATGTCGGTAAGCGGCGGCCTGCTGACCGGCGCCCTTGACGCGGTGACGTTCGCGTCCGAGCAGCAGAAATCGTCCGTCTCCGCCATCACCGGCGGCTGGACGGCGTTCCTCGGCGTGGTCACCGGGGGCGCGTCCGCGTTCATCACCTTCGAGCAGGGCATGAACACGATGAACGCCGACGCCGCCGCGTCCGGCGCGTCGATGGAGGGCACCGGCACAGCCGCGCTGACGCTCAAGAAATCCCTCGGCACCGTCAGCGACGCCTCGCTCACCCTGCAATCCCAGTTCCAGTCACAGATATCAAGCGCCTCGGCGGTGGAGGCGGCGCTGCTCAACCAGGCCAGCGCGGCGGGGCTCGGCGCCAAGGGCACCGCGATGCTCACCCAGGCCGGGAAAGATCTCGTCGCGCAGCTGATCCCCACGGCCAGCGGCAGCAAGGAGGCCACCGCCGAGCTGTACGCGTTCGCGCAGACCGCCGGGTACACCGGCCCGGACAGCCTGAAGTCGCTGACGCTGTGGCTCGGGAACACCAAGGACGCCACGAAGAACCTCGACGGCATCGTCTCCACGCTCACCATCGACTCATCGAACCTCGCCGACGACATGAACAACCTGGCCTCGGCGCTGCAGCAGAACCTCAGCACGGCGATGGCCGCGGCTATCTTCCAGGTCGGCGGCGGCCAGAAGGTGTTCGACAACTTCGCGACCGCAGCCCGCAGCTCCCACGACAACCTCGGCGCGATGACCGCCTCGGCGCAGGCCCTGGCCACCGCGCTGGTCGCCACTCTCGGGAACACGGCCCAGGCTCAGGCCGAGTTCGTCGTCTTCGCCGAGAAGCTCGGATTCACCAGGGCGCAGGCGGAGGCGCTGTGGAACCAGGTCAACAACACGCCTCTCGCGCCGGCCGTGAACGTCACGGAGTTCGACGCGTTCCTCACGGACATCGGCCTGCTCCCGGGGCAGATCACCGCAGTCAACAAGCTGCACATCAGCCCGCAGTCGAACCAGGCGCAGGTCGACGCGCTGCTGAAGAAACTCGGCCTGATCCAGACGCAGATCGGCGCGATCAACACCGATGTTTTCAGCCCCCGGGCGAACAACACGCTGCTCGACGGGTTCCTCACCCAGCTTGGCCTGATCCCCGGGCAGATCGACAAGGTAAACGCCCTGGACATCAGCCCGAAATCCGACGAGAAGCAAGTTGACGCGCTGCTGAAGACGATCGGGCTGACCCCGGGGCAGATCGCCTCGATCAACGGCCTCGTCATCCGACCGAAGACGGACCCGTCGGAGACGTACCTGCTCCTGGACTCGATCGGCCTGTTCCCCGGGCAGATCGCCGCGGTCAACAAAATGGACATCAGCCCGAAGTCAGACCAGACGAAGGTCGACGCGCTGCTGGCGAAACTGGACCTGACCCCGGGGCAGATCGCCGACATCAACGCGGCGCTCATCCACCCGTCGGTGGACGCCACGGAACTGAACGCGTTCCTCACCGCGCTGGAACTGACCCCGACGCAGATCTTCAACATCAACCAGATGGACATCAGCCCGAAGTCCGACCAGAAGCAGGTCGACGCGACGCTGAAAATCCTAGGCCTGACCTCGGGGCAGATCGCCGCGATCAACGCGACGCTCATCCACCCCGCCGTGGACTCCGCGGACCTCAACGCGTTTCTCACCTCGCTGAACCTGACCCCCGGGCAAATCCAGGCGATCGACCAGATGAACATCAGCCCGGGGTCGGACACCAAATCCGTCGACAAGCAGCTGGCGAGGCTGAAACTAACCCAGGGCGACATCAACGCGATCAACGCCACGCTCATCTCGCCGGCCGTGAACGCCGCGCCCCTGACCGGATACCAGGCCAAGCTCAAGCAGATAGGGAAGGAACTGGGACCGCCGCCGGCGGCTAACTGGTCCGGGTTCTGGGGGACGATCGGCGGGTTCTTCAACACCGGCCTGCTACTGCCCGTCGATCATTTCTTCACCGTGATGCTGCCCGGCTGGGCGCATTCCAGCGGCCTCGCCGGAGTGTGGGACACCACCCACGACGGGTTCCTGCGTGACGTGCAGGCCCCGGTGTCGAACTTCTTCAACGGCGACATCCCCGACTGGGCGGCGAACACCCTCAATACCTGGGAAACGATGTGGTCCACGGCCCACAACGGGTTCATTAACGACGTCCAGGACCCTGTCAGCGATTTCTTCAACAAGACCCTGCCGGGGTTCTTCGAGGCGATCGGCGCTGGCATCTCCATGGACACCGGCTTCCTGGCATCCATTGGATCAAGCCTTATCGGCGGGCTGTGGTCCGGTATCCAGGACGCGTGGGAAACCGTCTCCGCGTGGTTCACCGCAATGCCCGGCCGCATCGCCGGGTGGTTCTCAGCGGCAGGGTCGTGGCTGGTACCGGGCGGCAGGAAGATCATCTCCGGCCTGTGGTCGGGCATCGCTGACATCTGGTCCGGGACGGTGGCCCCGTGGTTCTCATCCGTGGCGGGCCGCGTCGGGGGATGGTTCGGCGGGGCCGGCGGGTGGCTGGCCGCCGCGGGCAGGAACGTCATCAGCGGCCTGTGGTCCGGGGTCTCCGGCTACTGGTCCGGGACCGTCGCGCCGTGGTTCTCCGGGGTGGGGGCCCGGTTCAGCGGGTTCTTCGGCGGCGCCGTGTCCTGGCTGGCATCGGCCGGCAGGAACATCATCTCCGGCCTGTTCAGCGGCATCACCTCCGCGATGGCGGGGATCGGGTCGTGGGTCGACAGCAACATCGTCCAGCCGATCGTCGGCGCGGTGAAATCGTTCTTCGGCATCCACTCCGATTCCACCGTGATGGCCGGGATCGGCGAGCACCTGATGGGCGGCCTGCTCGGCGGGATGCTGCGGGCCAACCCGGTCGCGATCGCGGACAAGGTACTCGGCGGGCTCCCGAAAGCCCTGGAGGACATCGTCAAGAAGGGGCTCATCTCCGTCACCAGCCTGCCCGGCAAGGCGCTCGGCGCGCTCAAGGGCCTCGGCGGCGACATCCTCGGCCTGCTCGGCATCGGCAGCGGGTCCACCGCCACCGGCAAGGGCGACCTGACGGACGCGCAGCTCCAGGCGCTGTGGATCCAGGCGGGCGGCAACCCCGCCGTCGCCGCAAACATGGCCCAGATCGCCATAGCAGAGTCCGGCGGCCGGGTCGATGTCGTCAACTCCATAGGCGCCTCCGGGCTCTGGCAGATTTATCCCGGTCAGCCGGGATCCCTGAACGCCCTGGACAACGCCCGGCAGGCCGTCGCCAAGTACAACGCGAGCGGGTACTACCCGTGGATCTCCGACCCGGTGGCGGCGGGCCTGATCGCGCAGGGCGACACGGGGCTGGCCGCCGGCGGGAAGGTCACCGCGGGCACCTCGCCGACCGCCGATGACGTGCTGATCCGCGTATCCAAGGACGAGACCGTGGTGTCCGCCGCGGACAGCAGGATACTGGCGCCGCTGTTCGCCGCGCTCGGCATCAAGGGCTACGCGGCAGGAGGGTCGGTCGCCAGCCAGGGCGCGGCGTACCTGAAAGCCTGGACGGGCAGCAAGCACCCCACTGTCAACGCGCAGATCGACACGTGGACCAGCGGCCTGTCCCGGGACAAGACCCTCGCCGGCGCCGGGGGGCTGTCCGAGGCCCTGCACGCGCACTACGTGAACGCTGAGGCCGCCGACAAGAAGCACATCGCCGCGCTGACCGGCGAGCGGACCGCGCTGACCAAGTGGCGGACGTCGCTGGCCGGCTCCGATTCTCACCTGTCGTCCTGGATCTCAGCGGCCGGGTCCACGGCCGCGCTGAAAGCCAGCGTGGCCGCGTGGAAGAAACAGCTCGCCAGCCAGAAGGCCACCATCGCCGGGGTCACCAGGATGCTGGGCCTGACTCCCGCCCAGGTAGCCGCCGCCAGCGCAGCCGCAGCCGCGGCGGCGAGCGCGGCATCAGCGGCCGGGGACGACTCAGATGACGGGCCGGACGGTACAAGCACTGCCGCGGCGGCGCCGCTGACCGCCGCGAGCGTGATCGCCGCCCTGGCCGGGATCGGGCCGCAGGCATCCCAGGCCAGCACGGCACCGACCTGGTACGGGTCCGGCGGCATGATCTCCGAGCCTGTGATCGGGTACGGGGCCAGCGGGAAAGCCTACGGGTTCGGGGAGAAAGGCCCCGAGATGGTGTCACCCGGCGGGGGGATGACCCTGGCCGGGATCGCGGCGCGGCTCGAGCGGCTGATCGACGTCACCGCCGCCGTGCCCGCGGGGGTCGGCGGCTCGGTGGGCGGGGCGATCGGCGGGGCGAGCCAGGCGGCCAGCTTCAGGAGCCGTTACCCGCGCGGCGGCTCTTAGCGATGACGAACTCACGCGCCGTAGCTAACGCATCCCCGGGCCTGTCACAGGGGGTGACTGGCTGATGTCGGACAGTCTTACTATCGCCAACTGCGTCGAGCTGCTAGGCGGCGGGGTCGCGTCGGTGAACCCGATGTGCCCGGGCGCTGTTTTCCGCCTGCAGCCCGGGTTCGACCTGTCCGCCCCGCAGCCCACCACGGATTTCGTAGCCTCGCTCCTGCTCGACGGGGAACGCCCGTTCGGCCGGCGGGCGTCCAACCGGACCATCAAGCTGCCGATCTGGATCACCGCGCCGACCAGGCAGATTCTGGCCGCGGCCCGCGAGATGCTCGAGGAAGCCGTCGACCAGGACATGTGGACGATGACGTGGACCCGCGACCCGGCGGGCGGCACTCCCCTGCCGATGATCATCGACTGCTTCCGCGCGCAGCCCACGGTGCCCACGTACAACACCCTCTTTGAGAAGGAGATCACCGGGCTGCAGGTCACGCTCACCATCCCGGCGCTGCCGTACGGGCGGGCGGACGTGCAGCAGCAGATCAGCTTCGCCGCGCCGGCGCCGACGACCCCCGTCCCGGTCCCGCCGCCGGCCCCGGTGGTGCTCGACACGTTCTCCCAGATCAGCAGCAGCCGGGTCACCCGGTCCGCCCAGTGCGCGGTCGGCCCGTGGACGGCGTGCTGGGATCCGGACAGCTTCGGCGACCCGGGCGGGCAGGTGACCCCGCTGACGTACGGGGCGTCGTTCCCGGCCCCGCTGAACCTGACCTCGATGACGTCGCTGCAGATGTGGCTCGGCCTCGGGTCACGGTATTACGCGAACCTGGAGTACCACGGCAAGATCCACGGCCTCAGCGTGTACGTCACCCTGACCGACATATACGGCGGCACCCTGTCATTCGGCCGCGGCCACCTGAAGGTCCCGGTGTCCCCGTCCGCGCAGTCGCCGGTGTTCACCCGGGTCAACATGGCCATCCCGCAGTCCTCGGCGACGTTCGCCTACGCGTCAGCGGCCTCGTACAGCCTGGAAATCGTCAACCGGCAGGACACGATCCGGCGGCTGTCGTGGGTGACCGCCTACCTGGACGCGCTGACAGCCTATCCGGGTTCCACATCCGTAACACCCGTCACTCGCGGCGCTCTGTACACCCTGTACGGGCTGCAGGGCACCGCGCGGTCCCCGGCGTCCCTGTCGTTCCAGCAGCCTCCCAGCGCGGGCACCCCGACGACGATCACCGCGGCGGGGGCAGGCAACTACACGGTGCCCTCGCTGGCGGCCTGGCTGAAGGTGGAAGGCTGGGGCGGCGGCGGGTGCGGCGCGGGCATGACCATCGCGGGGGCCGGCGCGGGCGGCAACGGCGCCGAGTACGCGGCCGAGTTCGTGTTCCCGTGCGGCGCCGGGCAGGTCATCCCGTATTTCATCGGGGCGGGCGACACTCCCGGTGCGTCCCCGCCGGGCGGGCAGGCTACGATCTTCGGGCCGGCTCCGGGCGGCACCCTGCAGCTGACCGCCAACGGCGGCGGGTCGGTGGCCACGAACTCGCCCGCAGTGGCCGCGGCCGGGCCGGTTTCGTCCAACTCAACCGAGCACCTGGGGGGCCTGGGACGCGCGAACCCGGCCGGGACGTACGGCGGCGGCGGCGGGTCCTCGGCCGGGCCGCTGGCGCCGGGCAGCACGCCGGTCGGCCCCGGCACGGTGCTGTTCACCGCACCGGGCACCTACACAGGCACCTACACAGGCAGCGGGTCCGGGTGGCTGTGCCCGGGCGGGGTGTTCCAGGTGCTCGCCGAGGTGTGGGCCGGGGGCGGGTCCGGCGGCGGCGGGGTCACGTTCTCGACAGACGGCGGCGGCGGCGGCGGCGGCGGGCAGTACCGCAACGCCTTCATCGCGGTTGTCCCCGGCACCTACTACACGGTGGTCGTGGGGGCCGGCGGGGCCGCGGTCACCAATACCGCGGGCAACCCCGGCGGACTGTCCAGCTTCACCGGCGCGGCGGGGGCGCAGGTGGTCGCGGAGCCGGG